TTTGGCATTGTAGTTGTATATTGGATCCACCCAACTCAAAGTGGACTGTACATCCCATGCAAACCAGGGGGTGAATTGCCCTGGAAACGCCGTGCAGTCTCTTGGCATTTTGTTTAGCACTAAAATAATAGTTTTGGGTAATTACCGCATGGGACCCAATGATGTCGTGTTACTCCTGGAACAGACACTCCCCAAAACCAAAGGGGTGACTGTTTGCGATCCAGGAGCCGTAGCGTACCTTCAAGTCAAGTTGTTGGAGGGATGAAATGATGTAGGTTTCTACCCGCAATTGTTCCTGAGGGTTCATGTGGTACCTCTCATGGAAATTATTACGAGCACTGGTTGTAACGCTACCAACCAGGGGTTTAGTCGCCTCACGTTGACCTCGGGATATCGTATCGTATTCATGTCCGTGTCTAAAATCTATACATCCGCTGTAATTATCAATAATCCACTTACAAACGGGAGCTATCACAGGCACACCTGGATTTTGGTGCAATTCCGCCAAAGCGAGCATTCTCAACTGTCGCTTAAACTTGCGCGGAGTGAACTCAGTGTTAGAAAAGAGCGTGTCGAGGACACGCTGTGGTGTTCTGACCCACTTCCAACCTAATGGGGTTTCAGTCAAATATGATTGACACCAGAAAACTTCTTCCAATCTGGTGCCAATACTTTCAACCTTGACTTCCAACCCAAAACACTTAAACTTCCACAGGGAGGCCATAGCCTCCTGAAGGTGCCGACGTGACATGACAACAATAGTGTCGTCTCCGTTGGCAAAAATGGATTTCTTAAACTCAAAGATCGTGTCACAGACACAACCCATGATGAGGGTGTTCCCATCCCCAGTCTCTGGATCCCCCGAACAGCGTCCCTGTATCATTTTGAAACGCTGGACGTCACCAGAAGGTAGACGGAACTGGACATTCCCCTCAATTTTGACTGTCTCATTCAACAAACCCCTGTACAAGTGGTCATGGGGTGCCAACTGCACAAAACACTTCGCCTCATATGAGCGCAAAACGTGGTTGACAGTGGCGTCAAACTTAGATAAATCCAATGATAGTGCTACTGGTTCATCATATGAGTTCCACATCTCTATAAATTGTGTGGCAAGCTCATAACTGCTCTTCCCCTTGGCTACAAAAGGTTCCGAGCATCCGGGCAAGACCCAGTCTTTCATCAGCTTACCTATGCGTTTAATATATCGTCCTTTATACGCACGGAAAGCTTCCATTCTGGGTTGTATTGGTCTAGGAATTCGGCTATTCCTGTTATGTATAGTTTTATCATCTGTCACGAACTTTTCCTTATAG